CATTGGTGGTAAGATCAATACAGTCCCATCCAATGAAGCGAACAAACTGGTTGTTGCAGGTAATATCGAATTCACAGGAGGTGGTCAATTCACACTCACAGGGATTGAGTTTGAGACAACCAATCCCGTTGGTGGGGATTCAGTGAATATCTATAGAAATATTGGTGATGAAGGTACTGCACGCCCAATGACATTTGTGCATGAAATTACAGATGGGGTTGATACTGAGTTTGCTCGTTTTGATGGGGCTGGTCGTCTCGGTATAGGTACTGATACCCCAAGTTCAAACATACATATCTACAATTCTCGAACAACGGATATCGATATGCTCAAACTCGAGAGTCCTGGCACAAACAAAAAAACGGGGATGCTTCTTTATACTACAGATGGATATGGTGGCTATGTGAGAGGTTTTAGAAACTCTACATACGCAACGTCTGGTATAATAATCGGTGCAGAGAAAAACTCTGTTGGAGTTGATGCTATTCACGTGTTAAATACAAGTAATGTGGGTATAGGTATTACAAACCCACTTAGGAAGTTTCATCTATATGACGGGACAGCTCGCATCGAGCACACATCGAGTAACGCGATTGTTGAATTCAAAACACTTGGTGGTACATCAAACATTCATTCGGATACTCTAGGGAATGTGTATATACACCCAAGTTCTACAGAAACTGTGATTGCGAGTAACCTCACAGTCCATAACGATCTTACCGTCGGTGGGAACATCGATCTTGGTAATGCAGTTGCCATCGATTTAGGGGGTCAAACCGCGAATACAGCACTTGAGGTTGGTGGTGGTGTCATCACAACTTCTAAACAAGTCTCATGTAAGAAATATTCATACACATTCCAACGTGGTGGGGGGATTTCCCAATCCGGTGATGTTCAACTTGTTTTCGATACAGGTTCATTCTATGCAAAGATTGTGGCTATTTATAGACGTATAGATACAGCTTTGGGAAGTGGAATGAGTAACATGAGTACTATGGTACTCGAGATACAAGGTGGAACACACAATGGGAGTACATCTGCTGTGGATATAGCCGTCGGCACTAAAAATATATTTGGTGGTGTAAATGCATTCCCGTGGAGTCCTACCATTTTAACAGGTAAAACAGGTATCATACTCAAACCGAGTACAGAGACTACTCCAGCTTATATAACCTATTCCTATGACATTTCTGTGGAGCTCATGTCTTCTCGGGGTGGTGCATTCACAAGTGTGCGCACGGATGCTCAGAATGTCCCAGATTCGACGACTAGTGCAATTCTTAAAAGCGATTTCAATTACTAAATTTACTATGGGGGACTATACCCCACGGTAAACATAATACATACACTTATGCCCTGATGGTATCAGAGACGGCGAGTATAACGACACCGGCAATGAACGCCATGATGACATAATTCAATTCAGTTTCTTCAAGACCAATCAGAGGCTTCACCTCTTTCACGACAGGCTTCTGCTGTCGGACAGGAGGTTCCAGTTCCTCCAGCGGACAATACGCTATCATTTATATAGTAATTAGAGATTAATTTCCGTCTTCTTTTTTCGCCTGGTTCGCTTGGGTTTGGAAGCACTCACATTCACCTCCTTGACCTCACCGCCAGTGGAGTCACCAGAGATGGATACGATATCGGACATGTCATCATCTTCACTCTCCTGAGTACCACCCATCGTGGTGTTCATAGGTGGTGGGGGTGGCATCATGATCCCACCCATCAGACTGGAAATGTCTAAACCGGGACCCTGCATTTCATATTTACCAGTTCCTCCCACAGGCGCATCAGTGGCGGGACCACTCGTGTTTCTTGTCGTGTTCTGCACAGCGGCCATCATATTCTTCACCAAGTCTGGGTTCTGTTTCATCACATCGTTCATGTTGGGCATGACAGACTTGAACATACTGTTGGTCAAGTGGAACATCATCGCCGAACCACCCAACATCATGATCAGCTTGATTTCTGGGGCGACATTGACCTTGGAGCGATACTTCACGTACAGTTCCTCGAAGACACCATCATAGTCATCGACATTCTCCATGATAGACTCAGACCACCCCTCTAGTTGAATCTCGAAGGGGTTGTACCTCTTATTGAGAAACTCCAGACCGGTCACACAGGCGACGAGCATACGCCGAGAGAAGCGAACAGACTGTTCCACATCGATGCTGTACGTGATTCGCTTCACCTCTGACCGAAGCTCATCCACGTTGGAGTAGGCGTTGAGTCTCTTGTTCACGGCGAACCCCTTCTTCTCCAGACGCCCCAATTTATTGATAAGATCCGCCTTCTCCTCATCGATGGACGTGTACCCCTTGGAGGGTTGCTCTTCCTGAGGACCGGGACCCATGAGCTCCTCCTCATAGAACTCCTCACCGTAATCAATCTCTTCTTCTTCTTGGGTGGGCTGCTGAGGCGCTGACTGTTTATGGGGATTCACGAAAGCATCCATAGCCTCTTGCTGTCGTTGAGGTGGTTGCGCACGCGTCGGGGCGGGACGTGGTACAGGCTTGGGACGAGGTACTGAAATCTGAATCTCATCCATGAGTGCCTGTTCATCAGCGTCTAATTTCATGATAGTCGTGGTTCCACGGTCGAGTACGATTTCCTCGTCCATCTACTCTCTATATGGAAACTAAAAAATTACCTTTAACGCACTTTAAAAAAATATACGCCTATAATAAATGTTCAACCTCAACAAGACGAACCGCAACGCGCTCACGTCCATCGGTGTTTTGATGTTTATCATTTTCGTGCTCATGATGTTCCGCCCCCCCGCCAGTAAGTACCAACCCAGGCCAATTAAAATTACACCCATCCGCGAGGGTTCTATCTTCGATCTGGAGCACAAGCTCGAATGCACCCCCGGTTACAAGGATGGAAGCGCCTATACCAGGTCCCTGACCCCAGGTGGCCTGTGTGGTGCCCAGAAGTTTGTGTCTGATCATGCCAATTACGCGATCGAGGATGGAATCGGTGGATCTTTAATCTAAGCTAACTATAAATGGCTCTCATCACTTCACCGACTGAGACTATTCCTGATCTCAACTATGAGTATCACACTGTGACGATCGATTCCATCGGACAAGACAGTGCGAACACTTTTACTTGCTATCTTCAGCAGCCCCTGAAAAATATTGTACAGTGTCGTCTTCTCGCGGCCCGAATCAATTCGAATGTTTCGACGGAACACTGTTACCTCTCCATCAGGGAACTGGATACCATTTTTAATGACAGGGCCTCTAATGTGTACGAAGGTCAGGCGTCTCTGAGTATGCTTCGTGGTTCTTTCGCGAGTCTCGTATCCGATGGGGGTGCGTCGGTCACCTTTAAGGATGAATACCCAATCGCAATCCAATATATCGATCCTATTCGCCGTCTCGATCGTTTCACGGTGACAATCAGGAATCAAGATGGCGTCACCATCGTGCCTTCCACTCCCGCGAAGGATAATTTCCTCGTTCTTCGTTTCGTGTGTAGAAAACCTAATTTGTAATTTTCTCCCGTTAAAGTAGTATACCATGTCTGCTGGTATTGTTCAATTGATCGCTATTGGTGCCCAGGATGAATATATCATGGGTAACCCCGAGATATCTTTCTTTAGTGCAACATTCAAAAGACATGCTAATTTTTCACAGTCCATCGAAAAACAAACCATCCATGGAGCAGTGAAAAACAATTCTATGTCCAGCGTTCAATTCGAACGTGCGGGCGACCTTCTCGGCTACGTCTATTTCACTCTAGATGATACCACCCAAGCCCTAGACGTTCAAAGGTGGGACACGATCATCGATAAAGTGGAACTCTACATCGGAGGGTCTCTCATCGATAGCCAAGATGCCATCTTCACTGAGAAGATTGCCATCGATACCTTCGCGCAAAACGTTTCCAAAAGTTCGAACGGGACACACCCCGGTGTGAGCGCACGCTCCTACTTTTACCCCCTCCGTTTCTTCTTCTGCGAGGGACCTCAATGTGCCATCCCTCTCGTGGCGCTGAATTACCATAACGTAGAGATTCGCATTCATTGGGCGACCGCAGCTTCCAATTATAATGTAGAGTGCTACGCCAACTATTATTACCTAGACAATGAGGAGCGTGGGAACATCGCTTCGCGAAAACACGATCTCTTGATCACACAAGTACAGAAAAATATCGCCTCGGGTACCATCGTTCAGGATCTCACGTTTAATCACCCCGTGAAGTATCTCGCCTCCTCGGATACCACCGTCGAAGGTGCCCTCACTTCACCCACGAATAAAGTCAAACTCAACATAAACGGCCTCGATGTCAGTAATTATAGATGGGGAAAACCACATTTTATAGACGTCACGAGTTATTATCACACAAACTTTGTGACGTCCCCAGATTTCTTTTTGTATTGCTTTTGCTT